GCAGTAACACTCGTAAATCTCACGGTCGATCTCCCGATGTTCCATGAGGGTCTTCGGCTCAACGCCGGAGATATTGGCCAGTTCTACGTCAACGACGTTGCCCATGGCGAAGTTGGTTGAGGTAAGCGGGACGTCCCGCCAGATGCCGGCAAGCTGCATGCGCTTCACATCGGAAGGCTTCATCTTGGAGCGATGGGTGATACGGGCGGCAGCCTCAATGGCCACAGCGCCTTCGGACAGGATCAGATCCTTGCGGTCAATCGTCTCAGAGACAGGACGGCGCTTCAGAGGGTGATAGTAAACCTTCTTATACGCCTCGCCGCCATGGCCGAGCGAGAAGAACATGCGATCGGTGTCCGGGTAATATTCTGGGGCGCCCGACGTCAGGTAATGGTTCATGTCCGTCTCAAGGGCATTCGCGGCCATGTCCTGAAGAACGACCTGATCACCCTGATTGCTAACTTTCACTGGGCCATCAGCCGGTAGCATTTCGCCCCTGGCGTTCGCTTGGAAGCGCAGGACGGCCTCCAGCAACAGCGGATGCTTGACGACGCTGATGCCCTCGTCGTTAGGCTCAGACCGCGGCTCTTCCAGCTTGATGCCCAGAAGCTCAATACCCTTGACCACATCCTGAAGCCGCTGTTCTTGCCGAAGCCGATCGTCATTGATCAGGCGCAATAGCTCATCAGCAACGCCAGTCAGGACGCCCTCGCCACAGTGAAGCGCAAGGTTCTCGTCATGGTCATCAGCATCAGCGCTCATCTGCGGAGGCAGACCGCTGAAGTTCACTTGAACGCCACCGTCCGTCAGGTCGATCTGGATGACCTGTCCCGCGTCCTTCGGCTTGGTATCTACCGGCTGGGATATATCAACCTGCTCAGGCGCAGCTTGAGGCATTCCGGCGGTAGGGACCTGCCGCAGGTTCATCGGGGCGACGTTAGCCATGCTTAACTCTCTTGAATTGCGAGCCAGCCCAAGGGCGTCTCTTCTAAAGGCTTGCCGCCTTCATGCCATAGGATCTTGCCATCGGTCTTGACGCATCGGACCCAATAACTCTGATGCGAGTGAGGAAGCTTGATCTTAACAAGCCCCATATCGCCATCGTTCATTTCGCTTACATCCCGCAGTCGGGAGTGATCAATCGTCAATGGCATACTAAACCTCATACACAGGCCGCTTGCGGGGCTGGTATTCAGCCTCCTTCAGAGCCGAGTAGACAATGTCATCCGGGCGCCTGAGCAAGCCGCGGTCCTTCAGATACTTTATGGCCTGCGTCGAGCTATCGACCAAGTCGTCGTGCTTGCCCTTCGGGAACACCTCGAACTGGGTGATCACCTGATCAGACCACGCTCGATCCGGGGCATAGACCTGCCCACCGGCGAAAACGGCCTGAACCGCATAAGCCCTAGCCACCTTGTCGACCGAGCCCGGATTGATCTCCTGAACGCCCCAACTCTGGTTTCGGTTCAGACGCCTAATCTCTTGGGCTATCGACAGACCCGAAGCCTTGGCCTCGATCAGCAGCATGTCGACCTTGAACTGGTTGCATGTGTGGATGATCCACTCCACCAGCCCCCAGTCTTTCATGGCCCGGCGCCTAAAAGCTTCTTCCGTCTCTCCGGGCAGGCGGATTGTCTCCGGCCCGTGGATCGGGAGCTTCTTGGCCCAAGCATGCATCAACATGGCTGCCGGGATCGTGTCCCGGTCGTCCAGAACTTCCGAGCGATTGCCCTTGCTGTCCAGAATGGCCCTGGCCTTTTGGCCGCCTCTCTGCCAGATGCCCCAGACCGTTAGCGCTGAGAAGTCGTTCTCTTGCTTCTCACCGTATGCTGTATCAATCGAAGCAATAATATAATCCATAGCAGGGTAACTACCCCCACTATTGATGCCCTGAGCAGCAGCCTCTTCATCGTCCCAGAGGCCCCACCAATCCCGCTTGATGATGCCGCCGCCTCTTGGAGCAGGCGCTTGCATATACTGGCCAGCATAGGCGTATGGGCCCATGACCAGTTTGTCGCGCTCCAAGACCTCACGCGGGAAACGCTGCGGAAATAGAACCTCGCCAGCGAACTCACGAGGATCTTCAAAGCCAATCTCTGTCTCGCACTTGCGGGCGGGGTCAAACTCCGCCGGAAGCATCAAGTGGGTGTATCCCAGGTTCTTATCCAAGATGACGCCAGAAACATCGCCTTCATGGAGGCGCTGCATGATGACGACTATCGAGGACAGTTCCGGGTTATTCAGTCGGGTTGGGACAGCTTCTAGAAACCACTCAATCGTCGACGCTCGCATCTGGTCGGACGCGGCGCTCTCTACGGAGTGGGGATCATCAATAATAACGATATCACCACGAGAACCGGTAATAGAGCCAGCAGCGACCGCCTCACGGAACCCCAGACGGTCGTTTTCGAACTTCGTCTTGGCATTCTGGTCGCCCGTCAGCTTGACCCTGTCGCCCCACAGTTCCTGATACCATTCCGAGGTAATCAGACGCCGCATCTTGGTGCTGTCTCGGATGGCTAGGTTTTGGCTATGCGAGACGCACAGAAAGCGCAGGTGAGGCTGGTTTTGCGGGCCCCACAGCCATGCAGGCCAGAGGACGCTCACCAGCAAAGACTTCATATGGCCGGGCGGGATGTTGACCAGCAGACGGGTTATGTCCCCATCCGTTACCGCATTCAGATGCATTGCGATGGCGTCGATATGCCAGCCATGCACATAAGGATTGGATGGTTCGAGGACGGCCCAAGCTTGCTTGATGAACTCGCCAAGATCTTCTTCAGCCCTCCTCTTCTTCTCCCTCTTCCTCAGCTCCAGCTTCGCCGCCGCCATCTGAGCTAAGCTGATTAGCTGCGGTCTGGATAAACTCTCTAAGTTGATCATCGGCCATCGAACCAAAGTCTCCGGGGCGTCCGGTTTCCTTGCGGTCAATCATTAAGCCATGCAGCTTCGCCAAGCTGTCCGCAGCGCCTTTGGCCGCGTTATAGTTCCCGGCTTCCCGAGAGGCATGCAGCAAATCAGAGTAAACATTCGTCATGGTGTTTCTATCCACCACAAGGTCTGTCTCTGATTTCCTCAGAAGTTCGTAGATCCTTCCAGCCACTCTCTCATTATTCCTCAGTCTGGTCGGGTTGGCGTGGTGGGGATTGTATCCCGCTTCCTCATACGCCTTGGTGTTTGGCATGCCTTTGGCCACGTTTCTAGCAAACATCTCATGCCGAGTGTTCGGCAGGGCAGGCATAGCTTTTCCCTCTTCCGGTTAGGCAAAATCCGAGTTATGAATTTTTATAGTTATTTATTGAGGAATAGTCAACGTGACGAGTGATGAGGCGTTTCAAAAGGGGCTGGAGATTATAGCCCGTGTATTGGTGGCTAGTCCGAAAGCTAGGCGAGCTGTTAAGCTTACGCCTGGAGAGGATGCCGACTATCTCCTCGAGGATATGGTGACTAATCAGCCAATGAGGCTGGTCAATGTCATAGGGTATACTTGGCCCTTATCTCAGACTGATGTGGTCTTTGGGTGGGCGGATAAGATCGACAAGCTTTCCGATATGGCAAGGCGGAAAGGGAATATGCCAGCCAGCCTGATTTGCTACTGGGGTGACGAACATTGGGGAGTGGTGGAAGTTCCCGGACAGTTCGAAATGAAATGGGCGAAAAGGCCGCATAAAGAAACCGGCCGGCCGATTTACGTTATCCCTTTGAAAGACTTCAGTATTCTAATGAAATACGCGGGCAAGTCAAACGAAAAGGTCACTGTCGCGCATTAATTTCGCCGATTTCGTATTGACAGTTATGATGCGTCGTGCATAATCCACTGACAATAACAAATCAGTGGAGAGACTTATGAAGCCCTCAAAAGTAATAGCCAAGGCCAAGGTCTATAACGGCCACAAAGACGTTCTGTTCATGATGCTGTCGGATGACGATAGGTGGGCAGACGGCAACTACACCAAAATAGCCGACGGCAAATACTCAAAGGGTCTGTTCACTACAGACACCGGCGAAGTCTATGCCATTTTCTGTGATTGGTCGGCCAAGAAAATAAGCTAACGGAGAGACTTATGACCCACCCCGCAAGAGATGCCCTTATAGACTTTAAACAAATGGCAGTGATGACTTCGGCCATGATCGCCATGGACGTAGCCGAAGCCTATTACTCCCACCTGTCTCAATACAATTGGGACATCAATGCCGCCACACGGGTCATGTATGCCCCTCATGCAAATTTTGCGACGATCTTCCCCAATGGGATGCCCGTCAGTCGGATGCTTGCCGATAACTTGACTGAGTTTGACGAAAGCAAGCCGATGGATCGTAAGCGGATTGCTTCGGCCAATCCGGATCATCGGGTCAGGGATGACATCCGCGAGGCCAAGTTTGTGGCCGAAACTGAGAAATCTGCGGCCGCCAATTATGATCGGTTTCTATCCCGCCTAGAAAAGAAGTTCCCCGCAGATTGCGCCATCTACATCAGCTCAGAACGCCCATGGGTCAGAGGCGACATGATGGTGGAGTGGGTGGAAGGCGATATACTCAAGATTTCT